AAGTATGGTGTACTCATTTACTGGTCTAATTATAACAGCAAGAAGAAAAGAAAGATCAGGAAGTTAACTTATACACAATTAAGTAAAGCAATAGGGGATGCACTATATGGGTTTAAAGGTCATGGCCCTATATTAAATCTATCACATGGCATTAGGACTAGTAATATCGAAGGACAAGACGAGTCTGAAACTTATGTCGTCAGATAGCTATATAGCACTGACGGAAGCTACTATGGAGAAGTTCCTGGCTCAGTTTGGTATCATACACCTCCCTGAGTTCTACTACCAGCTCATGTGGCAAGCAGCACCTCGTAATGAGGACGATCTGGAAGCTGGTCAGAAGCGGGGTAGGGATATTCTGATGGGCTTCATGGAGGAGCATTATCCTAACTATGACCTTGGTAGCTTTGTTGATCTGAGTACAGTAGAGGCTAAGGCCCTGCACCCTCTATTGACCTGGGGACTATGGATACAGTTGGTACCTAAGCGTCCTACAGAAGATACCCCTATACTCGATTCGTGGGAGCTTAAAAAGATATTCGATGGAAAGCGAATTGGCTATAGTAATGAATAACCTGTATCCTGGGTACAAACTCAAGATACCAAACATACCTGTACACCAGGAGGTAGATTATGACGATGCTACACACAAGTACTATCTTAAAGAACGAGTCTATCGCTCGGCTACAACAATCGTATCTCAGTTCTATAGACCGTTTGATAAGAAGGAACGAAGCGAATGGATGGCTTATAGATATGGAAGAACTCCTGAATACTGGCTTGACAAGTGGAGAAGAGAAAACACTGACTCGCATGATAGAGGAAACAGACAGCACGCCCATCAGGAGAAGTTCTTATACAACGTTGGATATACCAGAGTTAGCAAAGCACACTATGACGGACCAGGAAGTGCTGACCATAATAGACATCACAGGGTTTACGACCCTGCGGCGGAGGTCGGCCTATTTAACCGTATTGACACACTGGCAGATGGCTGCTATCCAGAGCTTAAACTATGGCGTCATGATTGGGGTATCGCCGGTCGTGCAGATAAGCCGACATTCGAGACTATCAACGGTGTACGCTATGCTCATGTCGAAGACTATAAGACGAATAAAAAGATTGCTCGGAATGGGTTCGTAGGCCGTGATGGAGAGGAGATGATGTTATACCCTGTAGAGCATCTCCCTCATTGTGAGTATAGTCACTACTGTTTACAACTGAGCATCTACCAATACATGCTGGAATACTTTGGCTATGAGCCAGGACTCCGGAGATTGATACATTTTCCTCATGAGATAGAAGGACTTGGTATTCCTGATCCAGTTATCTATGAATTGCCTTATCTTCGTGATGAAGTTATTTCCATGCTTATAACCCTAAAAGAAAGATCGTGGCTAAATTAAAGAAGGTAATCCAGAACCCTGAATCTGTAGACCCAAATATAATCACCAAGATAGGTGATGTCAAGAACTGTAACGATGAGGTTGTTCGTCATGTAGCTAGACAGAGTGACATGAACATAGGTGATGTGGAGGATATACTCAATTTTGTAGGGAAGTATACCAAGGATGTCGTTACAGCAGGTGTAATGGAGACCGTAATGCTACCCTATTTCGGTAAAATAACCCCTAATATGAAAGTGCTTCAAGGTAAAGTGAGTAGGATAAGGGCCATTCAAAATGGCTCTTATTTATTAGAGCTGGCTGTGAAGGGGAAGAATATCAACTTTGTACCCCAAATTAACCCCATAAACCATGCTAAAGATACTCCTACTACCAGCCAGGACGATAGTCCACCTGATACAGAAGGTGAGATGCAAGCACCGGAATCAGACTTGGATTAAGAACATATACGGAGATGCCATCAATTGGGAAGGTTGCAGGTCTGTATGGCGCTGCAACACCTGTGGCAAACGTATTAAGAAGGACACCCTATACCTAGACGACCATGAGACTTTTTGAAATCGACGAGACGCACAATGTCCGTCCTAACAAAGCCTGGATAGCTCTTATACCAGAATTCAATGCGCTACTCAAGCGTGACAAGGGCATGCCTACCACTGAGGGTAGAGTAAAGAAGCGTGCTCGTAAGGACTTAGCCTATATCTATTTTTGGTGTGACTTTGGTTCACCTATACGTGACTTGGAGCCTACCTTTAAGAAGAAGGAGGCATTATACTATGCTGGCCTTACTGAAGAGGAAGTCAACTCCGACACTGTACTACAGACTGCTATCAAGAAGTACCAGGAGCTACAGAATGCCAATGCTCGTTCTCTTCGATCTTTCCATGCCATCAGCAAAGGACTTGATCAATTGGATACTTATATGGAGAAGGTAGACTTCTCTGAGACTGACAAGAAAGGAGAGATGGTACATGACCCTAACAAGTTTGCTGCACTGATAGAACGTATGACCATTGTCTATCAGAAGCGGCGTGACTTCGAGAAGTTTGTAGAAGATGATCTCAAGGCAAATGCTGAGTCGATACAAGGTAATCGTACCCTTGGAGATAGGGAAGGTGATAACTCTATACGTAAAACTGCATGGTCAGAATCCGACATCATGTTGGGATCACAACACACCTCCGGCGCTTCTACCGGTACTTCTGGCAGAAAGACATTCGAGGATATGCAAAAGACTATCCATGAAGGTAGTAAGGTCTCAGAATTTAGTGAGGATGAGATAGAGAGCATGGAAGTGTTTGGAGAAGATGATGAAAAATAACCCCTATGGCCTTTCACGCATTAGTCAATACAAGGTACTTCTCTGAGGCAGCTATAGCCTTTAAGAAGAATAATAATAGGTACATAGATGCACCACATGGCTCCCGTGATTATTATACATTTTGGGAAGAACAGACCAAGAGGTGCATGTATGGGTACAAGGTAGGTGATCTATGGATACCAGGAAAGTATTATTTCTATCTGAACTTCTTTCCCATGTATCGTGTACCTGAGCATGTATTAGAGCATGCTCGTCGAATGGGGCACAAGAAGGGTAAGGTAGCAGTACCTGTAACAGAGAAGATACAATCATTCCCCTCATTCTGGGAGATAGACTACGAGTGGTGGATGTTCAAACACATCTCCTGGTATGGTGGTGAGTTCATGGGTGTTAATTCTGAGGGTGGTAGACATCTATGTGCTCTTAAGACTCGTGGTTGTGGATTTAGCTACAAGGAAGCAGCAGATGGTGTATATAACTATAACTTTATTGATGGCTCCAAGTCGTATTACTTTGCGGCAACGGAGCCATTCTTAGTTGGTGATGCTATCATGGATAAGGTTCAGCAGGGTCTGGACTGGATCAATGAACACATACCATATTGGAAGAAGAATAGGCAGAAGAAGTTCAATCTGATGCATCAGCGTGCCACTTACATAGATGATAAGGGTGTAGAGAAAGGCTCCTGGTCAGAGATTATAGCCCAGATAGTGGATAAGCCATCCAAGACTCGTGGTAAACGTGGTCGTAAGGTGACATTTGAAGAAGGTGGTTCTTTCCCACACTTGGAAGATGCAGTGGAAGTATCACTAGGTTCTCTCCGTGAAGGTGGTGGAGGTGCTTACGTAGGTCAATTATCTGTCTTTGGTACGGGTGGTGAGTCTGGTGTAGGTATCCAGGGCCTAGAAAACATCTTCAACTATCCGGAAGCCTGGGATATGCTCTGTTTCCCTAATATATGGGAAGAAGGTATAGCAGGTACAGAGTGTGGATATTTTGTACCATGTTGGAGAGCCAACTCCTGGTTCATGGATGCAGAGGGTAATATTGATATGGAAGGTGCTCTTCTTAATGATGATATAGCTCGTAAGAAGAAAGCCAAGACTGGTAAACCCAAGGACCTTGATCGTCGTAAAGCAGAGTATCCACGTACACCAGCAGAAGCTCTTAATCGTCTTAATGGTAATGGGTTCAATATAGCAGAGATAGATGCTCAGATACGTCGAGTTAAGAGCAATAAAGGTATACAGTCTCTTATTAGATACGGACGTATGATCACGGACCCTACCTTCACACAGGGGGTGAACTTCAAAATCATGCCTAAGATGCAGGCACGACCTATTGAAGACTACCCCCATACGGATCAGGACCTAAAAGGATGTCTCTCTATAGTACAGGAGCCTATACGTGATCAGAATGGCTTCGTACCAGATGATGTGTATATTATTACCTTTGACGCTTATTATAAGGAGGAGACGGAGGATACCACGTCATTATTCTCATTTAAGGTATGGAAAGCAGAGAATGCCATCGATCCATCTTGGGTAGGGCTACCTGTAGCATGGTATGCCGGTCGTCCAGAACGTCTAAATGATGTATATGAACAACTCTTCTGGTGTGCCAAGTACTATAACGCCAAGATACAAGGTGAAATCTCCGGTGGTGGTCAGGGTGTAGTCTCCTACGCCAAGACACATCGTCTCCTAGAACGCCTATTCCATGAGCCTGAGATGGTACATAATAAGGAGATAGCTTCTAAGTCAGCAGGTAACTCATACCTGATGAACATGGCAGATGCCAGGAAGAAGCTAGGTCTACTGTACCTGGAAGACTGGCATATGGCACCTCGTGGTGTAGATAGTGACGGTAAGGTGATTGTTAACCTACACTATATTTATGATCTAGCCTGGTTATTAGAAATGCGTAAGTTCAATCCAGAGAAAGGTAACTATGACCGTATATCCGATGCTATCATAGCTATGTTCATGCTGAAGGAGAGAGAAGCTTAAGTACCACAAGGAGAATAAACGGCAGTTCTATAAGTCTGACCGTATTCTCTTCGGAAATAGCGAGGAATATGATCCGGATATGTGTGGATATACAACTTCTTATTGATTATATCCTATACAATATTATATTTGTGACAAACCCCTACACTCATGCCAGGACCCAATGATTTAAACGATCCAGCATCGATGACCGTTGATGGTAGTGAACGCCCTTTGCAAACCGTAGAATGGTCTAAGAAGGACAAGGCTTGGTATGAGAGGAACATATCCTTCTGTATCAAACGTACTAACTTCAATTTCGGTGCTCAAACGAATCAGAGGAAGGACCTACGTTTATTCTACGAAGTATACAACAATCAGTTCCCTCTGGACTGGTTTGCCCATATCACAGACCCTCTTTCTGCCAAGAAGAAACAACACAAGGCTTTTCCTGCAAAGGTACGTCCCGTGACCATTCTGAGACAGAACATCGACTTGCTCTGTGCGGAATGGCCACGGCGTCCTTTTATCTGGCAGATAGAGAACTTAGGAGAAGATGGTTATAGCTCCTATATGGACCAGCTCCATGAGGCCCTTGAGAAGAACCTGACAGACCACTTTATGCAGGCTTATCTGGAACAAGCTCAAGCAAATGGCCGTCAGTTGACAGAAGAGGAGATGCAGCAACTACAACAGAATCCTCCTACTCCAGATGAGGTGCAAGAAGAGTTTCAGGCAAGCTACAAGGATGCGCTCTGCATCAAGGCACAGAAATGGCTCAAACGTAATATACGGGATAAAGATATCAAGAAGAAGCTCCATAAGCTCTTCAAGGACTGGCTTATTGCCGGTCAGTGCTATACCTATAAGGGTATAGAGAATAATGAATTGGTCTATCGCCGTATCTCTCCTCTCAATATCGATTTTGATAAGAGTGAAGATAACGACTTCGTAGAAGATGGTGAATGGGTAGTAGCTCGTATGCTATGGACACTCTCTGACGTAGTGGATAAATTCTATCAGTATCTTACTAAGGAGCAGCAAGACCTTCTCGAAAAGGAGTACCAAACAAATTCCCCAATGGGGTACTATGAAAACCTACGCGGTATCTTCACTGATCCACAGGAACGTAACAAGATACCCGTATTCCACGTACAATGGAAGGGTAGGAAGAAGATTGGATTCTTATCATATCTGGACATGGAAACCTTCCAGTATGTGGAAGAAGTAGTAGATGAGAACTACATTCCTGACCGTGAGAAGGGCGAGCAGGTGGAATGGCGTTGGGTGAATGAACTATATGAAGGTTATCGTATAGGTAAGGATATGTATGTGGCTATGGGACCTGCCCAGGTACCACGTACTGAGTTGAATAACCACTCAGCATGTAAGTTGAACTACAATGGTCGCAAATTCTCTGATACACATAGCGAGAACATCTCCCTTCTGGAAATAGGTCTTCCCTTCCAGATAATGTATATCATTATCACGTACATTCTGGAAAAGACCATAGCTAAGTCTAAGGGTAAGATCGTACTCATGGACCTTAATGCTATACCAGATAATGAGGATTGGGATGATGAGAAGTTCTTCTATTATTCGGAAGCTATGGGCTATGCTCTGGTTGATCGTAACCAGAAGGGTGTAGATAAGACCTGGCAAGGGTATGCCGTCCTTGATCTATCTCTCTTTGATCAGATCAAGCAATTGATCGAGCTGCAAGCCTACTTCAAGCAACAGTGGGACGATCTTATAGGCATTAACCGGCAGAGGAAAGGTGAGACCTATGCCAGTGATGGGCAAGGAGTCAACGAACGTGCTACCTTCCAGAGTACTGTTATGACGGATATGATCTTCATTCGCTTCGAGGAGTTCATCCAGAAGGAACTACAAGGTATTATCGACTTCATGCCATTCCTGACTGCTAAAGGAGAACGGTCTACCTATACAGATGATGACCTGGGTACGATAGCTATGGAGATATTCCCAGAGGACTTTGCCTTTGCACAACTAGGTCTATTCATGGCTGATAGCACTGAGGTCATGAATAAGCTCAACCAGGCTAAGTCTATGGCAGAAACCCTAGTACAGAACAAGGCTAAGACCTCTCAAATTCTTGAGATCATTGACGCAGACAATATGGCTGAACTAAAGAGAACCATCAAGCAGATGGAAGCCATA